CGATAAGCCAAATTGAGGCATTGTCCGAGCCGCTCCCGCCACCAGCGATGATGTTTTCGCCATTGTCGGCAGTGGTAGAGTTAAAGCGAGGCGCCAACCCGGTGAAAGCTTCCGGCTCAGTATCCTCATTGCCATAAAACAGCGTATCGACGACCTCTTGATTGAGGCCTTCAAGGTGAGCACGCTCCTCAACCAAACGGAAAGCTGCCTGGTTATTGGCGAGGTCAGCCAGAGCTTTGTCAACTTCGGCATAGGCCTCAAGCATGCCCGTAGTGTCATCGACCTGAGCCTGTGTGCCCTTGTCCGGCTGAACGCCGCCGTACATCTTGCGCCAGGTTGGCGTGGGCAAGCCGGTTCTGATCGTAGTGCGATTGCCTGTGGTGAGGTTGCCCTCAACCCAGGTCATGTCATCAAGCACCTCGTTCGTCTCATTGAGGATCTCGACGATGTCAGCGATCCCACCATCAGGATCAGTGGCCTTGGCCAAATCCAGCAGGGTAGGGTTTTGGACAGAGAGAGTTGCCATTTTGCATTACTCCTTTTGCATAATTCAACTAGGCTGGCGCACCCTTGGCAGAATCTTTGAGTGAACCGTCCTCGTTGTAATGGCTTGGGTACATGCGGCGCAGTCGTGCATCCTCAGAGTCAGCACCACCACCCGCGCGACCACGAGCATGTTGATCTGCTCGCAGCGTTTCCCCGACACGGTTTAGCATACGAATCAATGAAGGGTTTTCCCCATACATTTTATTCGTCTGAAGGAGAGTCACCAGCTCCTTGTCGCCGTACCTCTCGGCAGCAGCGAGCACATTTGGCACAGTTTCGGTTTTGAATTTATCGCCACCAATCTCCTTGTCCGAGACCAATTCATTGCGCCATTCAGAGAATCTGGTTTCCCATTCGCCCATCTGATCTGCGACCATTTTGGCACGGAAGTCCACAAGCATCTGGGCATCCTCAACAGCTAGACCTTTGCCATCGTTCATCTTGGAAGCAAGATCCTTGAATTCGCCCAGCGCCGCTTCATCCGTTTCTGTCCCTTCCGGGACTTTTAGACTGTCGTAGTTGATAGGCTCTGCCTCACCGTCGCCGTCTACATCGTCACTGTCCGTGTCCTCTGCTTTGTCGGCGTCTTTAGCGGCAGCATCATCATCCGCCAGGACCGTGGTGTCGGTCGAGGAAGTATCATCACCGTCTTCAGCGGATGAGTCGTCTTGGCTTTCCGGTGCGGGGTCGGTGTTTTCTTCCGCAACAGCTTCTTCAGCCATGTAAATCCTCCTGTAGCTGGTCATTCATCATTGTCATGAATGCCTTTGGTTCTGAGCCCATGATCTCATTGTACAGCCATAAGCCAAGATCACGCTTCCCTAGATTGTAAAAGGTTGTGCTATTGCCGGTGAACATGTCAGGGGCAAGTAGCTTGGATTGATCAAGTATTCGCCACAAGACCCTTCGACCTTGTGAGTGATTGAGCATCGCACCCAGGTCTTCCTTCTCCCGGGCAATACGCAGTGCGTATTTCTTCCGGCGCTTTTTGTCTTGTTTAGGGTCTGTGTAATCTTCAGCACCATCTTCGCCCATCTCATGCTCCCTGATTTAACCCGCCAACCAAATCTCCCAACACATTCCCCGCTGTCGTGTCAACCCCACTCAGCTCCTTGGCGCCATCAATGATGCCTCTCATGTTCTGGGCATCAGTGGCAGCAGCTTGTGCCTTCGCCTGGGCTTCACGCTTCTGCTGAACCTCCTCATCACTCACCACCAAATTGTTCGGCACCCCAAGATCATCAGCCATCCGCTCAATCACTTCATCCCCATTGATCTTATCAAGCACATGCGGAAGCATAGAGGCAACCTGACCAGTGAATCCGACCCATCGTTCCATCGCTCCTGTACTGACCAGCTTCTGAGCCTGCGCTAAGACAGAGATGTAATCAACCTTTATTTCTGAACCCATCAACTCATCAGGCGGCGGAGGCAGCATCTGAATCTGGTCTGGGTCACGCCACCCAGCTTCACTGAGCCGGACCAATCGTGCGAAAGTGTTGTCAATGAGCGGATCAAGCAACTCATCATGCATGCCTTCAAGCACAGGGCCAAGCTGCAGCAGCTTCTCCTCCTGCCGCGCATTAATTTCTGTGGCTGTGCGGACGTCGTCCTGTCGACTTATTAAGAGGAAGAGGTCAACATAAAAGGCTCTGTTGATGCGATCTTCAGTCAACTGGATATCGGCACTGAGCTCATTAACCCTGGGGTTGACTTGATAAATTGGCCGGAATACATTGTTAGGGTCATCACTGAAATTGTTAGCTCCAGGCAGTAAGCTAACATTGCTATTCTTGAGTGCACTGGGAGCAGTGGTCGGCGGCGCAACCATCTTGGCGATGGCCTTGCCCTTCTCACGCTCTTGAACCTGAAGCGCACGGCTGTCGCCCAAAGCATCCATGCCAGGGCTGAACCCATATATGTCCCCTGCCTTGGCGTCCCAGCGTGGCGCCAGGATAGGAAAGTCCTCATAGCCTTTGATCCTAAGATACTTGCCCTGGCTGCCGAGACCGTCTCGCCCAGGCTCATAATAAATGGACCGCCACTTGAACTTGGCATCAAGCTTGAAGTCATCAAACTCCATATTAGTGACTGGCTCAATCAGGTGAGTGACCTTGATCCACGAGCCATAGGTGCCCACATCAAACAAATTCTGAACGGTCTTGCTGACGTTGTCATAACCGAACTCAGATATCAACTGGTGAACCGTCATCTCGTACTCACGACCAAACGTGTCGACCTTGAGCTTGCCATCAATATCGATCACATACTCACCAGCAGTGAAGTTGGTGAACCGGACAACGTTGTCAAAGTCATCCTCCATAATCATGGCAGAGGTGCCGATGACGCCAGCCTCTTCATAAATGAGCGGCAATGCCTTGTACAGATTCGAGGAAGTGAACACCTTGTACATGAGGCGCTCAACAGTGTCCAGCCACTCACGTACCGGACCAAACTCGTCCATGTCAGGGTCTGGCGGACTGAGGCGGAACCACGGTCGTGCAGGACTAGTGATGCCAGTCATCAAACCACTCACCAGCACCCTGCGAGCGAACAGTGGTGTATTGTTTGTGAGAGTGTTGCGCTTGGCACCCTTGTTGCGGTCAGTGGTCATGAATTTGCCCCGCCGGGGACTAAAGTTATCAATCAAGTCTCGCCAATGCTTGTCCCACGACGCACGTTCGGTCATCATCTCAGCCAAACGCCGAGTGACATAGTTATACGATGTCGTGGGTCGTGAAGTCGGGTTCGTGGCGGGGATGTCTGCCACATTAACCTCCTAGCAATCCTGTAACCCCTGTGGCACTTGGTGCTAGCAAAGTGCTAGCCGACGACGCACCTTGAGAAATGAGCGTGCCAGTAGCTGCTCTTGACAACGTTGCTGAATCAGCTGTCCTGCGCCGTGCCTTAGGTGCCGTTGGCGGAGGAGCAGGCGGTGGCGGAGGAGGAGCAGGTGCAGGAGCCGGAGGAGGAGGAGGAGCCGAGCCGCCGCCACACATATCACGATCCTCCTAGCAATGTTACGCCAGTTTCCTCGCCGGTCAGCAAGCCTCGTGGACCAGTAGCAATGGTTGCCTTACCGCCAGCCAGAGCTTTGGCTCGTTTCTCCGAGTCCTCTCGTGCCTTCCGAACTGATGGGTCTGCCTTAGTTGGCGCTGGCGGAGGAGGCGGCGGCAGTGGCGGCAGTGGCGGCGGTGTTGGCATCTTGGGAGGCTTGAATGGTCCAAAGCACATAGTCAGGTCCCCAGCTGATATGGGTCAAAGTCATGCTTGGCTGGCTTAACCACGCTGCCGTGTGCCATAGCACTACTGACCACTGGCATGGCGAATGTCAGCGCCAGTGCATCTGCCCTGTTGGGCGATGGTATGCCACGACGCTTCATGTCCTCTTTGCTCTCTAAGAGGATCTTGCCATCAAGCCGAGGCACAGTCTCTGGGCCAATGAGATCTGAGTGCAGCACATGGTCCATGGGAATGCAGCCACCATCCTTGAGCCACTTGCGCATCTCGTTCCACATATGAGCCCGCAGATTGAGGCACCCGATGTCTGGGCTCTTGGCGCTGAACCAGATCAGCTGCCAGGTGCGCCCCATGGCCTTACCAGCGCTCACTATGCCGGTGCCGAAGCCACCATCGACGTGCACAGCATCGGCCTGGTGTTCATCCTCAAAGCGTGCCAAGATATTGGCCATCTCAATATCATCGTCATTCTTCTCCCAATGGCCAAGCATCTCACTGAACAGTCCTTGACGCAGCCAGATGACGAACTCGTCGTCGCCTGACCACGCTGGGTCAACGCCGATGACCTTGGGCGCAAAGTTGTACTGGGTGGTCTTAAGATGCCGCTGCTCAGCAGCCTCGACGTCAGCCTCGCTGATGAACTGCTTGAACGACTGCGATGGGAAGTCGCCGCGCACTCGCACCTTGACCGTGTCGCTGTCCTCGCCGTGATCCTCCACCAGCTCGGCCAAGTACTCCTTGTTGGTGATCTGAACAGTGCGGCTGTCAATGTTGTAAGTGATGTACCGTTTGCGGAACTTGCGCCAGCACTCACGGAACCTGCCGGTGTTGCGGGTTGGGTTACCGAAGTTGAACTGCATGGCCTCGCCATCCGTCATCCCACCATCCTGTACGTCGTAGATGATATCGGCAATGGCCGACCCTTCATCGTTGACATAGAATGACGTGCTGCTCACAGCATGCTGACCAGCGAACGACTCACTATTCTCCTCGCGGCACGTTTGCGCTGTGCAGAACCACTTCTCAGGATTGTCCTTGTGCGACATCTTCATTGAGCCACGGCCAGTGCTGATGTTGAACCAGTGCGCAGTAACGCACATCTTGGTCCACTTGGCGATCTGAGCCCACGTCTTGGTCTCAAGCTGGGCGCTGGTGTTCGCTGTCACGGTGCCTTGGGCCAGTGGCCGGGTACTCATGATCCAGCCCACCAACCAGCCGCTCATCGCTGACTTGCCAACACCGTGCCCTGACGACACAGCCATGCGAATCGGCAGCACAGCGTTGACTCCATCGAAGCCACGCTTGGCAACCTCCGCGCCCAACCGCTCAAGGTACTCGCACGCCCACACATCAGGCCCATACTTGGATTGGTAGCGACTGGCCCAAGGCTCCTGCAGATCGACGACTTGAATGGATGGTTCAGTATCCCACGGATACGCATACATCACGAACCCAAGTGGGTCGGCATAGAAGGCTGCCATGTCTTCACACAGCATCACCTCAGGATCACTTGCGTGCTGCAGCTGCGACACGTCGCCTCCCTTCTTGGATGATCTCAATCAGGGGAGCATTCAATGTGACATCTGCCTTCACCTGTTGAGGCAGCATCTTCACCCACAGTTTATAGAATCCTTCGGTGTCGCTCTTGGCATATTTGATCAGAGCTTCAACTCCACCAAGTCCATCGAACGCCGCCTGCAGAGCCTCGGCCACAGCGACTGTGCGTTTGTTCTTGAGCCCACGTGGCTTGCCAGGGTTGCCAACTTTGAACTGAGTCGCCTCACGCCCAGTCTTCCTGATTTTCTTTTCAGCTTTCGCTGCCACCGCAGACCCACCGCTAAATTCGGATTACTGCAGTCTGGCCGAACCACAAAAGAAAAGCAAGCACTAAAATTACAGCCACAGAATCACTTAGGTTCGGAGTTCCAAATTACACACAAGTTATGAGAACTATCTGAGTATTACTTTTCTGCATAAATTCCTACAGACTCTTCAGATACCAGAATAAAACGAACTACGAACCTGGGTTTTCAATATTATCAGCCATTTAACTTTTCTGGGTTTTTGCCCATCTAACACCAGTCACCATCCTGTGTTCCACACCGCGCAGCACTTTCACGATCGCCTGTCGGCCATCAACCGGCGTCATTTTTGTAGGCTCGCCAGCACTGACTGCCGCCTCATGGTCGGCGAACGATGCCATCCACACAACGTCATTGGCCTGATCACCCACCAGAATATGCATCGGAATATGCCGGGTTGCCATGCGTGCGCCCATACTCAATTGCGTGGCCCTGAGCTTGCCATGCCACGACCCTTTATCTATGCACCCGAATTTCAGCTCAATCGGCCACATCCTGCCGCCAGCCATAATTAGGCAATCGGGCATGCCCAGCGTGCCGCCTGACGCATGCTCGATCCACAGCACTCTGACACCGAATTTGGCCTTAACCCAGCGTCGGACTTCGAGTTCATTCTGCATTTTCTTTTAACTCCTTGATAGCATTGAAAAGACAGATCCACATTTGGCAAAAAAACACTTTTCTTTTAAACATGAATGGTTCATAATACACTTACGAACTGGGGGCAACCCCAACCAACCAAAGGAG